GGCTTCGTCATGTTCGCCTTTCCCTGGGGCGTGGCGAATACCGCGCTGGAGGCCGAGCCTGGCCCCGATCACTGGCAAGTCGAGGTGCTCGACGCGATTGGGCAAGCGCTCGAGGAGGAGGCGGACAAGCCGCAGGATCTCCATCAAGCGGTACGGATCGCGGTCGGCTCCGGTCACGGCATCGGCAAGAGTACGCTCCTAGCCTGGGTAGTCCTTTGGTGGATGGCGACCCGGTGGGAAAGCTCCAACGTGATCACCGCCAACACGGCGACCCAGTTATCGACCAAGACCTGGCGCGAGCTCCGGCGCTGGCATGCGCTTTGCCGGCTGGGCGATTGGTTCGATATGCAGGCGACCTCAATCCGGCTCAAATGGGCCGAAACCTGCGTCACCGACGCCATTCCGTGGTCGAAAGATCGCCCGGAAGCGGTCGCTGGCACCCACGCGCCGCATGTGCTGCTTGGATTCGATGAGTCATCCGCGATCGAGGACATCGTGCGCGAGACCGTCGAAGGCGCTGGCCTCACTGGTGAGAAGCTTTGGCTATGCCTCGGCAACCGCACCCGCAACACCGGCTGGTACAACGAGGTATTCGGCAAACAGGCGCATCGGTGGCACACCTTCACGGTCGACAGCCGCGACGCGCGCAAGACCAAGAAGGCAGAGATCGCAGCGTGGCTGGAGGATTGGGGCGAGGATTCAGACTTCTTCAAGGTGCGCGTGCGCGGGTTGCCGCCGTCGCAGGCATCGACCCAGCTCATTCCGCTCGATCTGATCCAGGAAGCCCGCCAACGCCAGCCGAAGGTTCTCGACGCCCTGCCCCAGGTCATGGGTGTGGACGTGGCGCGGTTCGGCGACAATTTCTCCGTGATCTATCGCCGCTGCGGGATGGCGAGCCTGTCGATCGAGCGTCTCAAGTGGCTCGACGAGGAACAACTCGCCGACGAGATCATCGATCGATACGAGCGCTTCAAGCCCGATGCGGTGTTCATTGATGGGCATGGCATCGGCGCCTCGGTGTGGACGATCTGCAAGCATCGCGGATATCAGTTCATCTGCGCCACCGTTGGCGACGCGTCACGCACTGCAGCCCACGCCAACAAGCGGGCTGATTGCTATTTCGATCTGCGGCAATGGCTGAGAGACGGCGCCGGCTTGCCGGATGAGCAATGGTTGGCCGACGAGCTAGTGACGATCGAATACGGCTATTCGCGCCAGACGGACAAAATCCGCATCATGTCGAAGGAGGAGATGCGCTCGCTTGGCATCCCGAGCCCGGACGGTGCCGACGCCATCATGCTCACCTTCTACAGTCCTGTCGCCAAGCGAGATGACTTCCGGCGGATGATGCCGACGCCTGGGCGCATGCGGACCGCCCAGCACGACTGGAACGTACTGCAGTGAGGCTATGAGCTGCATCCCGCAATCGTCTGCTTTGATGGTGACGCCTCCTTCTGGCTGGCCCGGTTCCTTGATGAGCGCGTCAATCACGTATCGGTCGCGGTCGAGACCCGCCCGGGCGAGTTCGTGCACCTCACATGGACAATCAAGCGGCTTGCCGTGGCAGCCGGCGCCAAGTCGCGCTCGGACTTCCTGCAAGAGGTGGCGAGCGTTGGCGTTATCGCGGTCGAGTTTCCGATCCGTGACGCCTGGACGCCATCCCTACCGCCGTACACGTGCGTCACGCTCGTCAAGCATGTGCTAGGGCTTGGTCCCGGCTCGCTCCACATCATCACGCCGCAGCAGCTGCTGCGCTATCTGAGGAAGGTCAATGGGCGGTAGTGCGAAGAAGGTCGTCAAGCCACTGGCAGCGGCCGCGCTCGGCCCGGTTGCTGGCCCGTTGGCATTCCTGGGCGCCGACCTATTCGGCCGCGCTACGGAGCAGCCAGACTTGCCGTCACCGCCGCCCGCGCCGGAAGCACCTGACGTCTCGGTCGAGAGTGGTGACACCGGGTCGGCCATTGCCGAACGGCAGCGGCTGGAGCGTAGGCGTCGCCGTGGTGCACAGACTCAAACGGTGATCGGCGGGCTTGGCGTCAATGCGCAGCCCGGCGTGGCGCGCACGGTGCTCGGCGGCGGGAGCGGCGTCTAGTGGAGCCGCGCGGGCTGGCGCATGAATGCCGCATGGAGGCGACCGCATTGCGCGCAGGCAATGCACCGGACCCAGAGGCGATTGCCGGCATCCTCGAGCAGTGCGCGACCACGCTAGAGGAGATGGACGGGGCAAACCGGGCCATCGAGTCATCGCTCGACGATATCGAGGCCCAAGCGCTGGGTGTCTATCGCCGTGCCAATACCGACGATGTCAATCCGCAGTCCCTTGCTTGGAACCTAGCGGAGTGCATCGTATCGCTCTGTACCTATCTGAAGAAGGAGAAATCCATTGCTTGACGCTGGCGAGCTGACTCACATCGCGTCGCGATTGCGGCAAAAGCGGCCGACACAGCTGGAGCGCAACGCCATAGCGAGCGCTCTTGACCAGATGGCCACCAAGCTGGCGCCACCGCCGAAGTCCAAGGCCAAGCCGACCTCGATCGAGGAAGCGGTCAAGCAGGCTGAAGACGCGCCGGTCGAAGAAAATGCCAGTCAAGACGTCTAAGCGCGCCGGCAAATACCGCGTGGTCGAGGCTGCAACCGGCCGCATTGCCAAGAACAAGGGCGGTACCGCGGCCGATGGCGGCGGGCATGCGAGCTCCGGCAAGGCGCGGGCGCAGGTTGGTGCGATCAACACGCCGAAGAGTAAGAGGCAGCGTTGACCTACGCCCGCAAGGAGCAGATCGGCGACGCGGTGCTCTACCTCGGCGATTGCCTGGAGGTGATGCCGGGGCTGGGCAAGGTGGATGCCTGCATCACAGATCCGCCGTATGGGATGAAATGGGATGGCAAGGTCACTGTCGGCCCGAACGGCCACCGTGGCCGTTCGCAAACTCGTCATTTCGGCGTGACCATCATTGGCGATGAAAAGCCGTTTGATCCAGAGCCATTCTTGCAATGGCCTTGCGTGCTTTGGGGCTTCAACCATTTTCCGGATCGCCTCTACAAAGGTCGGTGCTTGGTATGGCTGAAGCGCAAAGAGACCGCTTTCGGTAGCTTTCTGAGCGATGCCGAGATCGCCTGGTGCTCGGTTGGCCATGGTGTCTTTTGCCATCTGGATCAAACGCTCTATGGCGAGACACAAGAACGCGCGCATCCGACACAAAAGCCCGTTGGCGTCATGCGGTGGTGTATCGAGCAATTGCCGCAAGCAGACACCATCCTCGACCCTTTCATGGGCAGCGGCACGACAGGCGTAGCGTGCGCCAAGCTTGGCCGGCGCTTCATCGGGATCGAGATCGAAGAGCGTTATTTCGACATCGCGTGCAAGCGGATCGAGGACGCGTATAAGCAGCCGGATCTCTTCATCGAGCGTCCAGCGGCGCCCGTGCAAGAGGCAATGGCGCTATGAGACTGGCCAAGTACATCACCAAGGCCGAGGTGGCCGCCTACGAGGCCAAGGGCTGGAACGTGGTGCAGTTGGACGCCCATCATTATCGCTACTACCTGGCTTGGAAGGACGACTCCTAAATGCCCATGACCCGCGTCGACCGCATCATAGGCCGTTGGCAGGACGGCAAGGGCCAGCTCGGCACGCTGCATAGCCTGTGGGATCGCATCGCCAAGCAGATGCATCCGGGGCGCTACGGCTTTGCAAGTGAGGTCAGTCTAGGCCAGCAACGCACCGAAGACATCTACGACAGTACGCCGGCCCTAGCGGTCAAGCAGCTGCGCGCCAATGCGGTGTCGCTCACGGTGCCGAAGTCGCAACAATGGGGCAAGGCCAAGGCGGCGGACGAGGCGCTCGACGATCGCCAGGAGGTGCGCGAGTGGTTCGACGAAGCCAACCGGCGCACCCATGAGGCGATCTATCTGGCCGACGCGGGCTTTCGGCCGTCGACGGACGAGGCATTCGACGATCTGGTGAGCTTCGGGCCGGCCTGTGTGTGGCACGCCGAGGCGACCAGCCGGCGCCATCAGGTGTTCAAGACGATCCACATGAAGCATGTGGTGACCGTCGAGAACGCCGATGGCCGGATCGATACCGTCTACGTCGAGATGCCGATGACGGTGGCCCAGGCGGTCGGCCGCGGCTTGAAGCTGTCCGACAGTGCGCAAAAGTCCTTCGAAGAGGGGCGCCTCGATACCAAGGTCAAATATCTCCATTGCGTGATGCCGGCAGGGCTGGAGCCGGACGGGCGGCAGATCAATGACGGCTCGCCCTTCATCTCCATCATGATCGAGCTCACCGACAAGAAGATCATCGACGAGCGCAACGCCCGCTCCATGCCGTATCACACGCCGCGCTGGGATACGCTCACTGGGGGCGAGCCGTGGTCGCCGGGGCGTCTTGCCTTGCCTGATGCTGGCACGCTGAATGCGATGACGGTCACCGTACTCAAGGCCGGGCAGTTAGCCGTAACGCCGCCGATCCTGACGCCGGACGCGCGCTCGATCAACATGGTGAGGTTGGTTCCGGGCGGGCCGGTTCCCTATGACCTCGAGCAGGCCAAGGCGATCGGGCGGATTCCGGTGCAGCCGTTCAACACCGGCGCCAACATCCCGCTCGGTGACGCCATGGCGCGGGACCGGCGCGAGATGATTTGGGCCGTGTTCCTGCGCAATGTGCTTAATCTCCCGGTCGACTCACCGCAGATGACCGCAACCGAGGTGGTACAGCGTCGTGACGAGATGCTGCGGATTGTGGAGCCGACGTTCGGGCGCCTAGAGACCGAATACAGCGCGCCGACCTTCACTCGGGCCTTCGAGATCGAGCTCCTTGCGGGGCGTTTCCCGCCGCTGC